AACCGGTTTCGCCTCCTACGGTTACAGCGGTAACTGTTGACGTTGCACTTGCACTCATCCACTGGACCTCAAAGCCCTTTGATACGTCTGTTATATTGGCTTTTAAAATAGCAATATTTGTAACCGCATGAGCTGACCCACCACCTTGAGACGTTATCGAATTACTTGAAGCAGTCGTTGTGGAATCAGTTGTGTTTCTAAGTCTGACTAAACAATCTCGGTCAGATCCTCCACTTCCTAGTAAATTAGGAAGAATCATTCTGATTTCGTACTTTCCAGTGAATGGAAAAGTCAGCGTATTGGTCGATCTGGTGACGGCTGTCCCTTCAGTTAGGTTAGCCGCCGATAAAGTTGGAGAAGCAAACGCGGTAGGAATCGTGTCAGACCCCGCACTAAATGATCCTTCGAAAACCGTGTAGCTGGTTTTATCTTGGACCTCATCTTTTAAGACCCACCAGTTTGTACCGTCTGAAATGACGTACCAAATGCCGAAATTCTTCTTTAGAGTCTTACTTGCAGCCGTTCCGTCAATTGTTTCAGCCGCATTCCTGGCCAAAGTTATGGCATTTGTTTCGCTCGTTCCTGACTTATCTTTTATAATAATGAGGCGTTTACGAAGGGTAGGATCAGGTAATGTGATGGTTCGTGCTGCCGAAGTATCCACAATAAAAATGAAGTTATTGTCGCTATCGGTAATCGTTACGTTCCCGGCCAAAGCGGTAGAGGCAGAAGCGAACTTGCCGCGCATATCAAGGCCGGAGAATTTAATTTCACCAAATGTTGGAGTCCCAGGATTCTCATAAAATTCGTAAGTAGAAGTTGCCTCAACGAAATTTAGAGCGGCGGGGTTTCCTCCGCCGTAATTTCCGCCAATTCCGTTTGATCCACTGACATTCACTGCCCCTGCATTGGTTATTTTAACCGCCGTGCCATTGGCGTCGTTGTAATAGAGCTCTCCACCTACAACGTAGGTTTCTGTAATCTCTGATCCGCCAGAAAGAGTTGCTCCCTGACTCGTATATTTCGTTGTCTTCGTGTTAGTCAGCGAATAACCAGCCATGGTTAAATCAGCATTGATCCCAATCCCAGAAGTTGGGACTTGGACTCCATTACCCGTTGTATGATTATGACTGTCCACTTTAGTGGTCAGTGCCGTTACCAATTCACTGGCCCATTGTGGGCCTGGCTCGCTAGAAGGAACCGGCAATATCATCGACATGTTTGGAGTTGTCGTTGTGCTCATATCAAAACACCCAAATGCTAATTGTTGCTGTATTTACACTTTGTAAAATTAAAGTACTTTTCGGATTCGAATTCGTCGCTTGCTTGTCAAAGACTCTTGTATCAGCGCTTACCCCTACCAAAGTCCATCCTTGTAAGGCCCTTCCTAGGCCATGATTAATTACTTTATCCGTAGCAGCAGTCATCGAAATTCCAGTGATTAAATTACCACCCACCACCGCGCTCGCGATGACAGGGGAAATAGCGTCGTCAATATTCCCCTGCACTCGGTCTAAATCGTCTGAATCGGTCGAAATTACTTTAAAAGCCTTTAGGCCCATGGCGGCACGTAGGTAACAAAGACAATGTTACCCCCTATAATTCGGTAACGTAAAAACTGACCAGGATTTCCAGGAGCGAAACGAGAATATTGCTTGTGAACATCCGTTATCCTCTCCGGCTTATTCATGTCGCGCATCGAAATCATCTCTTCAATGCGCTTCATCATCATCTGCTTTCTACCCATTAGAACGCTAACGTCACTTTCTTCTCTATCTTTCATCTTAATACAGGTATCAATCACGACCAACTCCTCGAATCCATTGATTCCGTCTAGCGTATCCGAGTCCGAGGCGAGGGTCGTGTAAGAGGGAATATATTCGAAATCGATCGTTAAGGTGGGGAGGTTCGATGCGGAAGTCGAATAATAAACCCGCTCGTTATCATTAAATCTTTCGATCTCTTCGTAAACTGTTGGACTAGATCCGACGTAAGCCCTTACTTTCTTAAGCTTATAAAAATCGGCAGGGAGTGCGTAGGTATCTGTCCCGCTTACCATATTGATGGTAGAAATAGTCCGGTAATAATCTTCGTCAGATTGAACCGCTAAATCGTACAATTCACCAATGCTTGAATTGAGTAAATTATTGACGTCACTATCTGAAAAATACTGCGAATTAACAAAGTCAGCTTGCAACCTTGCGGATGCCCTAAGCTGCGCTAGGGTTACGGTCTTGGCCATTCTAACCCCTTCTAATTAATTTCTTTACTATCGCCCGTTTCCGTCTTCTCTTCGCTTAACTCTTCCGACTCGCAAGCGTATTTCATCATTTCAAAACCATGATACAAACTTTTTGCTTTTTCATCGTCAATCGTAATTCCAAGGGCTTCTGCTAACATCTTAGCCCCTGCAATGCCGTCTTGCTCCGATTGATTTTCCTCAGGAGCCTCATCGCCCCCGATTAGAATCGAAATCATGCCCTTTTTATCTTTTGAATTTAGCATCCTACACCACGCTGCTATTCTTTAGCGTAAAGGCTAATTTCAAAGTGGTTCCGTTTGGTAATTCAGTTGTAACAGCGGCAGTTAAACAAATGAAACGAATCGTTCCAGATGTCGCACCATCGGTAAATACCTGAAACGTAAAGTCTCGACCTGTAGCGTCAACTAAGAACCCTCTGAAATCTCTTAAGTTGTTGTAGTTATCGGTCAAGCCACCCGTCGAAGAATCGCCAAAGGTGACCGTGTAATCGCCGACACCGTTACGAACGATACTTTTAATGCCAACGCTATTGGCAACCGATAAAGTCGGAGCCCCTGTCGCGCCGATCGCCGCTTGCAAATATAAAGTGACGCAAGCGCGGTCTAATGATCTGAAAAGTTTATAATCCCTGTTTGCCATTTTTGTTTCCTTTAAAAAGGGGGGAGTGGGTCCTCCCCCCGTATTGAGTAACTTAAATTGTTAAATTCGCATTCCATCCAGGTGCAGCGCACGCCAAGTTATAGTATGCACCACATCGGACTTCGATCTGGTCGTTGTTGTAAACGCGCAGATACCGATTGCCTTCATACTGCAAGATCATCGGAGCCTTGCCGCGAGAGACAAGTTTGAAAGTATCCAGTTGCAAAGCAAAGCAAGTGGTGGGAAGCGCATTTTGATCCGGAATCATGGTCATCGTTCCTCGTGGTCCAATGATTTTAATCCCTTGAAATGCAACTTCGGCATCATCTAGCTGAACTCTGTCATAGATCGTCTTTGCGCCTAAAGCCTTTTCAAGCTGAGCGTATTTATTGAAGTTGAAAAACCCATAATTAGGATTCCCACCTTCACGACCTAGAAGATTGATACCGTCAACAAGTCCCTCTTCGATTGGAAGAGCCGATTCATCTTTTGCAACACCAGCCAAGCGAACACGATCAGTGGTTCGAGTCACGCCAAACAATGCAGCAGGTGTCGTACCGCTTGGGACAACCCAAGACTTTAAGCCTTTGCAAGCCAAAGTTTGATCGCCGTCACGATAAAGGAAATCGGATGCTGCAATAGCGGAAATAACCGTATTCCAAGCTACCGATGTAGAAGTAAGAGTGCCTAAGTTACGATCAATACCGGCAATTACTTCAGTACCGGTTCTGATCGCCGTACCGTCTGACTGAGCAGAAGAACGAACGACCATACCCACTTCAAAGTTCGTAATTTCATCGATATTGGCAAGCGTAATCGTATTGGTTGCCACGTTTGAACCTGAGGAAATCTGGCCACGTTGACCGCTACCGTCACGGTAAAGGTCAATAGACATATTGCGCGCTACACCCATGAGAACGCCGTCAATGACAGTTGTGATACCTTCGAGAAACGAACCCTTATCCCCATCAGCGGCGAAAATAAGTTCATTAGCCATGTATCCAACACCGTATTGCTGCGCACTGGTTACCAAGAATTCAGCACTTCGAATTTGGTTTGCATTGGTTTGCGCATTCGTGAAGGCAGCGGATCCGCCAGAGTTCACGCCGAAAATGGTAGGTTGCGGATAGTTGCGACCTGACCAGTTTTCTTTTTTCGGCAACATACCGAAAAGGGGATTATTTTTGTAAACCTGATTGTTTACGGTTTGAGCATCATAGTATTCTTTAAGTAGTGGATCGAATGTACTAAGTGTATCGGGCGTAGCCATGTTCAATGGTCCTTTTTGTTAATGGTTAGGACCGTTGAGCTTTACTAATGCTTACTGATTATGCCGCCTTAAAATAGCGGCTAACCTTTCATCCTTACTCTTAGGCAAATTATCCGTCGAGGGAGGAGATCCAGCCATAGCATTGCTCAAGGTCTTGGGTTCTTGATCTTGGCTAACGACTGATTTCTGCTCTCTCGTCTCGACCGCTCCAGGCTTTTTCCAGCCTTTGGAGATTAAATAATTATGAAGCTTCTTCGATTTATCTGCGATCTGGGGAAGCCACTTTTCTTCCAGGAATTTCTCTACCAGTCCGGCACTTTCGTCTACCGTCGGGACCTTGTTGGACTTGCCAGCAACGTCCGCTCGCAAATTAACCACTTCACCTATTTGATCATTAAGATTGATTAATTCGTATTTGTCAACTTCTTTTTTGATATTCTCTTCAGTTTCTAAAACAAAATTCTGAATCAAACGATCATTGGCTTGCCTTTGAAGCATTTCCTTTTCCGTTTCTGTCTGCCTTTTTAAGGAATCAAACTCTTGTCGTAACCGCTCAATTTCCATTTGCTCAGGGGAACGTGGCTTTGCATCTCCCTTCAATAACTCTTGAGTCAAGGAATCGTAAGTAAGGCCAAGCTTTTCAAGTGCTTTAGTGGGGGCAGTCTTTTTCAACTCTCTTAATTCATCTAGCTCTTTTAAATCATTTTTCCGCGCTAGAAATTGGTTAAACTCGCTTTCACTCTCACGAAATTTCTTTAAGGACTCCGCCTGCTTTTGGAGTTGACGTTCTCGCCTAATTAACTTTTGACGCTGATCGTTCACAGGATCTTGAATAGGGGGCTTTATCTCTTCTTTCGCCTCTACCTTCTCAACCTTTGGCTCTTCCGCGACCTTCTCAATAGGCTTTTCTCCGTGATGCTTGGCGATTAGCGAATCAATGCGGGAAAGATGAGAGACAAGAGGCTTCTCACTTGCTGGCGTTTCTTTCGGCGGGTTTACAAGACTTGCAGGAGTGTTTTCTAGCGTCTGTGCTTCCATTTATTTCGTCCTTTTATTGAAGTTGAGGCATTCCGGCTGGCGGTATACCAGGCGCGTTCGGGACTAAATCAGAAACAGGCGGCGGTGCAGCATTTGCTTGCGGGATACCTTCCGGGAGAGGAGGTGCGGGAGGTTGCATCTGCTGCATCGCCGCATTAATCCATTGTCGCATCATGCCTAATCTTTCTTCCTTAACGCCAGAAGTCTTAGCCCTTAAGTAAGCCCCACCAAACATCTGAAGACCTAGCGGCATATAAGGCGACTGATAGGGCTCAGGGCCAATGTAATTCCCATCCTCAATTATTTTATCAATACAAAATTGGAAATCATCTTGAGGCGCTTGCGCGATAGAATTGTAGGCTTCTAAGTCAGGGAATTGTAAGAGAGAGGCTCCCACTTCAGGAGGAATAAGACCTGCCTGTAACATTTCCTGCACCGTCTGCAATTTGCCGGCAGGGGTAGAAGGCAATGAGGAGGTCGGAAATACCTGCAAGACGTAATCAGATTCGTCTAGGTTAATTTCCTTCCACTTAATCTCTTCGATAAACTTTTTATTTACACAGCAAGTGGAAAATCCTGGATCAGATTCTGCAATCTCTTTGGCGGCAGTTACATAAAGCTTAGCCGCATCCACAACAAACTTTTCCCAGCGTTTCCCGACGGTCAAGAAGCGTTCCGATGCAATATCGTTATACTCCCTCATCGCAACCGCTGCGTCTAAACCGGATGGCTTAACCGCCTGCGCATTCATCATACTAACGCCAATAATTTCGTAAGCCCTTTGATAATACCAATTTATTGCTTGAAATAAATCAGGGGGAACGGCTTGCGGCGCAACAACCTGAGGCGGAGTCCCGCTATACTTCGTAATCCGCCCGACTTCGTTATTAAGCAAACTTGAAGAAATCTTACTGCCCATCTCTTGCAAGACATACGGGATAGCACATAGATGGATTGAGGTTTGATAAGTACGTAAGAGTTTATTCATCTCTAACTGGATTCCCCTAACCTGCTCGACAATCCCTTGACCGTAAAAGCCAAGCAATCGGGGCGACCAGCGAAAGAACGCGTAAGGGAAAGTATCCTGATTCCACGCTTCATCGACCAAATCAACCCCGCCGATACAAATCACGTGCCTTCCATCCTTTGCGCCTTCACTAGACGGCAAATGAAACGCCTCTACGACCTTAATCTGATTATAAAGTTCATAATAATTAGCATTAAGCGGCGTGAAACGATTATTAAACTGCGGCGCATCGGCATTCTTAATCGCGTCTTTATGCTTGGGATATAATCCTAAAAGAATTTCACGTGAAACATAACGCTCATCGTACAAATTCCTAGGATTCCCGTACATGCCGTCAACGTCATCAACCTTAATGTTATCAATGACAACTCTTTCCGCTCTAACTTTACCCTGCTGCGGAAATATCTTTACGCAACCCGTGCCTAGAACAGTTGCGTCAAGAAAGATTTGCGGCCTTAGATCATCAAAATCCGTGTGATACATCTGCCCTTGAACAAACTGGTCAAGTTTCTTCGCCTTCCTTTGCAAGTCGTAATCGCCATTCTTCGTCAGAAAGGTAGCCTTGGGCGTTTGTGTACCTAACTTGCTGCAAACCGTATCGGCAACTGACTGGCAGATGTTTAACGTAACTCGATTCTCAGGTCCGTTATCCGGCTTGGCGTATGACGTAGATCCAAACCCCGCCACATTCGCATTGCCGTATAGACGGAAATTGATCAAGTTATTGGTCGCATGGTGACGCTGTTGCTCCTCCATAAACTTCATGATTGAAAAGAGGTTAGACCAGCAATTGCCCTTCGCTGATTTCCACCATACGTCTTTCATGTCAAAGATATCTTTACGTTTAACCGTACCGTTAAACTGATTGGTTACTTGTTCTTTTTTAACAGCCATTTATTTAACTCCTAGAAGATGCAAATAGCATCGGATTTTCTAAACTGATATCGTTACTCTTCTCGTCATTTAGCATCGCGTAATGCTGCTTGATCAGGTTTTCCTGCATCTCGTTTAGCGGTTGCTGCGAACTAAATTCGACAGAAACCTCCTCAATAGCAACACGTACTGCCCCATTTTGCT